TCTGGCCGGTCTCGAAAAGGTTCGGAATCGTGTAAGCGTAGGGCTGACCGTTCACGTTGAGCGAGTACTTCTCGACGAAACGGTCGTAGGGGATGTACCACATCTTGATGTAGGGATTGCCCGTTGCTGACGAGAGGTAGTACATCGAGAGCGGCTTCTTGATGGCCCCCGTGACCGTCGAGAAGGCATTCCCGGACGTGATGTTGATGTCTTCCTGCTGGTACTCCCACGGCCAGTTCCCTCGCCGGTTCATTGTGCGGACGGCAGATCGGAACGCATCCCCCGCCAATGCCCTGACCGTCGAGTCCGAGGCGTCGATCGGGCGCGAGAGTTCGTCCACTACATCAGACAGAGTCCGGCGACCGCTATCAGCGGATCCCCCTGTCGCTATGACGATCCCGCCGATGGTTGGCATCTACCTGATCCCGTAGAACACTTCGCCCACGCCGAGTTCCTTGGTGATCCGTCTCATCTGGTTATCGGATAGGAAGCGGCGTGCCCGCCTCAGTTCCACGCGCCATCCAGGCCTGTGAAGTCTGACCCCCTGGAACAGGCTGGCCGCCGTCACGTAGCCACGCGGCAGGTTGCACAGGGTCGTTGCTGGGACCTGACGATAGACCTTGCGAGTGGTGGTCTGATCGCGCCAGGGGATGTCCCTGTAGTTCTTGCAGATGACGATGAAACCGCCTTTATCGCGATAGTCCCTCACGTAGCAGCCAGGGACATGGCGTTGGAACGCCCTGATGATGTCGTCGTGGAAAATAGATCCCGTGTACATGAAGGACCTCACGCCGCAGGAGCCCACGCGAGTAAGCTCCTGCGGCGTCCCCCGAAACGACTAGACGTTCCAGACCGAGTCGTCGTCCTGTGACGTGGATTTGGCCCTGGTCGTCGCCACCTTGATGAGCTGGCCGGCCAGAGGATTCAAGACCCCTCCCGTGGCCGCGTAGGACTTCCAGACCAGAATCCCCACCATGCCGTAGGGATCGGCCTTATCGGCTTTCCCGGGCGGCAGGTAGTTGATCTGCGGCACCCCGATGCCCTTGGCGTAAGAGATCCGGGCGACGTACCCGTCCCCCACGACCGGGCAGCGGACGATCTGGTCTGAGGAATTCACCGTGCCGGCGGTGTTGATGCTGACGTTCTCGTCCTCCATCACGTCAACACCGAAGACGCTCCCGATGAGCGCGTTCTCGAACTTGTCCTCGCCCTTCTGGAATCCCTTCTCCGCAATGTCCTGGAAGGTTCCATCTGTGCGAAGATCCCCGGCGATTTCCGGAGCCAGGAGCGAAGCGAACCGCTTGCGCCCGGTCGGTGGTTTGGCGCTCCTCGACTTGAGCGCCGTATAGGCCGTGTTGAATGTCTCGGCCGCGATACGATGTGAGGGGTTCCCCGCATCGAGAGTGGCTTCGGTGAGCGTCGCCGATCCGTCTCCCCAAGTGATGGCCGTCGAGACGGAGGCACCGAAGTAGGTCACGCTTGGAGCCGTAGACGACTGCGTGTTCCCGACGTTCGAGACCATGATGTTGATGAGGCGCTGGTCGATGGTGTCCTTTGCGTTGTACAGGAACCGGTCGGTGAGCGTCGGCACCGGGTTCGGCTCAGCCGTCATGATCGTCTTCTCGGTCAACTCGATGTCGTTGCCGATAGGCTCCAGGCCGTAGACGACCGAATCCACCGTGAAGGTTTTCCCCTTCAGGTTGGCGAACGTCATATAGCCGAAGAACTCCGAGATCCCCGTCACCTGCTTGCTGAACGAGTTGATCCGGTGGAATTCGATGACGTTGCCGCTGTTCGCCGGGATAACCTGCACGTCGCATAGATCGCCGGCGAGCAGGTTGTTCCTCAGAATGTCGAGAAGTTGCTGCTTCCAGTAGTTACGCAGGATTCCCGCCGGGCCTCCTGCGGTAGTCGTGAGAACGGACATGCGTCTCTCCTAGTTACCGGTTCTGCTCCACGGACTGCCTCAGGAGAGTCGAAACGTCATCCTTGGTGAGCTTGGTGACATCGACTCCCTGTGGCTGAGCAGCCGGCAGTTTGCGCGGCGCGGTCGGTGATGCCGATGCGGCCCGCGCAGCCTCCTTCTGGACGCGCTGCACGGATCGAACCGCCTCCACCGCCTCGTCACGCATTTTTGGTTTCTCCTTGGCCTGCGAATAGCGCAGATGCGCTATCCGCAAAAACCCGTCGAGGTCGCGCCCTGCGAGCGCCTGTTCCCGCTCGCTCAGGGCCGTCGCCCCATCGCCCTTGATCCAGTTGCCGAATTCCTGCGAGTCGGCGATGGTCATGCCTTTCTCGTTCAGGAACTCATTGAGGATAATTGCCTGATCCTCCGCAACTGCTGGCGGCGGGGTGTACTGAGTCGAGGCCGGGTTCAGCGTGCCTTCGATCTCCTGAATGGCACGGTCAACCTCAGTCTCCGGCACTCCCTGCTCGGTCCTCGCCGCCTTGAGGATTTTCAGCGCCTTATCTGTCGCGGTGGACTTCCGGAGATATCTCTCCCGCAGGATGCGCTCGTTTTGTGCGCTGCGATCCTGCATGGCCTTCCACCTGGACTCGTGAAGCGCCTTCTCCTCATCGAGCCTCTTCCGAAGCGAGGCAACATCCTCCTCCTCCGGTGCTGCGGCTGCTGGCACTGCGGGCGTTCCTTCCGTTACCGCCGCTGGCGTCTCCGCCGGTGCTGGCGTCTCGGTCGTTTCTTCCGCAGGTGCCGCAGGCTGTTCCTCTTCCGTCTCGGCAGCACCGCTGACGAGTGCTCGGAGAGCTTCACTGGCCTGCTCTTCGGTAATCTTCTCTTCTACTGCCACGATCTCCTCCTGGCGTCCCGGCTAGGCCGGTGGCTCGCCTTCCTTGTCCTCTTGGTTCACTGGCGAACGGTAGATTGCCTCGATGCGCCCCAGGAGCCATTGCAATTCACGGTCCCTGGCGATAGCCGACTTGCACACGATCGGATCGCGCGGCTCGGGAACCAGGGCACGCTGCTTGATACGATTCTCCACGATGGCGCACAGAGCCGCCCGAAGCGCATCATTCCCGCGCAGATGTACGGCGAGGGTCATTTCCTCACGACTCAGTTGGTGCCCCACGAGACGTGGGAATGTCTGAGCAACGAACTCGCTCAGCCGCGTCCTGGCCTCTCTCACGTCGTCGAGAATCGCCATCTACATGGGCTCCCCGGCCATCTGTGAAGGGAAGGCGGGACCGACTCCGCCTCCCGAGGCGGGCGTTCTGCGTCCCTTGGGCGGCGGTGCCCCACCAGTCGGCCCCGCTCCTGCTCCCGATGGACTTCTGATCGTGTTCGCCAGACCAGCCGCCTGCATCCGCGCCACGATCTCCTCCGGGTCTTTGATGAACAACTGGTCCATGCCCTTGAGGTCCATGCCCTCCTCGCCATAGCGTTTGGCGAGGGCTTCCCAGTCGATCGAGGCGGCCGTCAACGGATTCGACGCCATCAGCACAGCGAAGTCTCTGAACTCACTCGCCTTGGCCTGCCGACTCAGGGCTTTGCGCGCTCCGATAAACGTGATGTCCGTGACCGCATCGATGTCGAAGTAGGACACGGATGTGGTATCGGATTCCCCGATTCGGCGGAACACCTTGCCCTCATCGTCCAGATTCACATAGTACAGGTCGTTGATGAGACGACCCTGAACGGGCAGTTCGTCGCGCTCGATGAGGACGGCCAGTTGGTCCGTGTTCTGCAAGGCCCCGCTCGTGACCAGATTCGTTTCCGTTGCTGTCTGGTCGCCCGTCTGCTTGAAAATGCCCTGAACGGGGTCGCGGGCGTTCATGGCGTTCCGCATGGTCTGGGACATCATGGTCAGGGCGTTGGCGGCGATCTGGACTCCGGTGTAATCGCGTGGGAGCGGCTTGATCTGCTCGATGTCGCCCTGGAGCGTGAAGATTTCACGGGGGCGGCGTGTCTCCAGATCCCGGGCGAAGTTCGGTCCCTGGTCGCCGCTGATGAGGTAGTTCTCGTAGACCGACTCGATGAGCGCCTGCACCGTCAGGATAAGTTGGGTGTCGCTCACGTCCTGGAGGTAACGGACGATAGTCAGTGGCGAGATGCCATAGACGCCTCGCCCGGTCGGCAGGATGGTGATCGTGCCGCCCTGGATCAGACCGTTGCGCTGTGGACTCTGGGCAGCCTGGACGCAGATGCCATCGATGATGCGGATGATGCAACTTCCGCGCTCGTCAATCTTCCCGATCTCCTTGGCACATTCCTTGGGGACCGTGCCCTCCAGCATCCATCCGCCGTAGTAGCCGTATTCCTTGATTTCCTTGATGTCCTCAAGCGTCAGGTTCTCGGTCAGGAGTTTGGGATGCTGAATCATGTCCGGACCGGTAGCGCGCTCGGACCCAGCCGCCGGTTCCTGCATGAGCACCTGACGGATGCCCTCCTTATCCCAGTTCGGATCGTCCTTGAGGGCGTCGAGTTCTTCGTCCCGAATCTTGAATCGCTTGCACTTCCAGAGGACCTGATCCGCACGGTTGGCGGCGGGATCGAACCAGGTATCCCAGAGGTCGTCCGTTTCAAGGACCGGATCGTCGAACACGGCGGCCATCTGGTTCTTCAGCACCGTCATGATGGAGTTGTTCTGCGGATCGCGGAGGAACTGACCCGGCTGCGTTGGATCTGGAACCGGCAGGCGGCGCGGCACAAACCTGAGATCCTTGCGCCAGCGGGCGGAGTAGGACCCGAGGCCGAAGATGAGCCCGTCGCCCAGGACTTCCCAGTTCGTGCGGAAGTTACCGGGCCGTTCCAGTCCGTACATCACAAGTCTGCTGACCTTCTTGGCCGCTTCCACATCCTCGTCGCCCACAGGATCGGCCTGGACGTAATCCCTCGTGCCGAACAGTCCGGACAGCAAGAGCGCCCGCAGCGTATTGACCCCCTGATGCGACTCCGGCGTCTTCAGGAAGTTGATGGGCGACATGTCGAACTTTGAAATGCCACCCGTCGCCAGCGGGTACTGCTTGTTCGGGATGCGCGAGGAGTAGAAGGACTCCACACGGTAGTTAGACCAGTTCTCATGCCACTGCGGTTCCAGTTCCTTGCGGACCTGATGCGCCTGATGGACGCAGTCGTCGATGAGTTCGAGTGCGGCCTTGTCACGCGGTCGGAATCCACGATCAGCCAACGGACAGCCTCTGGAGGTCCGTTGTCTGCTTCCCGGCCTCCTCCATCTTCCTGCGCGCCCTGTAGTAGGACTCGATCTGGCCCAGCGGCAGTTCCTTCACATGATCGAAGTGGACGAGCGGATGGATCGCTATGACGAATCCTGCCCGGTTGCACTCGACTGAGAAGTTCACGTCCTCGCCGCCCATGACCTTGCGGTCGGGCATGTGCGTGAAGTAGAAGGGCGTATCGCCTACTCCCTTGGGCTTCGGGGCGAACACCCTGCGACGGATGGCGATGGCTCCGGTCCCCGCAATCGGCACACGATACGGCTGCTGCACCGACTCATCCGGCATCGGCAGGTTGTAGCAGCGCTGATCGCGGTCCACGCCGTAGTTGTTGACCCGCAGCATGGCCTCCGGGTCCATGTTGGCGACCCAGACCGGGCAAATCCCCGCCACCACGTCGGCATCTCGCACCGTGCAGAGTTGCCAGAAGTTCTCCGGCACGACCTGATCGTCATCGATCATCAGGAGCCAGTCCGCATCGCTGTCGTGCAGGAATGTGCGGACGATCAGATTGCGGGCGAAGTCGATTCCGCGCCTGCCGGGCTCGACATGAACGGTGAAGTTGAACGGGCATTCCGGAAGGTGCGAAGAGGCGGAAGCTCGAGCGAAGGTCATGGCGATGCTGTAATGGAGCTTCCCTGTCACGCTCGGCACCGCAACGAAGATCCCCGTCTTGCGCTGCGGCTCCAGGGCATCCCGCACGGACCGGCGATCGGCGATGTTGACGATGGGTGCCAGCGCCTTCTCGCTGAAGGAAGTCCCGCGCTTCTGATGGCGGATGACGGCCATTACTTATTCTTCCCCTTGTGATGGAACTTCCGCAGTTCCAAGGCGAATCGCGCCCGGCGACCCGTCGTGCCGCTGTCGTGCTTGTGCTCCTCCGCGAATTCCATGGGTGACTCATCGACCTTGTGAGCCTGCGCCGTGAGGGCGCCTTTGTGCTTGATGGCTCCGGCGATGAAATGCGCTCCCCGCTTACGCCGCTTTCCGAGATCGTCTGCCACGTCGGCCCCCAGTGCGCGTCGGCTTGCCGCCATGCGCGATCATCTCGAAGAAGTTGTGCTGCTTCTGGCTAGCTCCCTTGCCGCCATGCGGGGGCACGTCCAGCATCTCCTGAGCCTTCGCAGGGCTTGGCAGGCCGCGCTTCCGTCGCCCGCTAAGACTTTCTGCGGCCACGTCTCTTCCCCGGCATCTTCATGGCCGGCATGTCGTCCAGGTCGTTGTCGCCTGGAGTCATACCGGTTGAATGGAGATCGACCTTCCGCTGATTCCCGGAGCCCGGGAAGGTCGTCATCCTGATGGGCGGCTTGATCCGCTTTCTGCGGGTCGCGAGGCTGCTACTTGCCGCCATGCTTGCGCCCTCCGATACCACGCCGCTTGTAGGAGCGGATGTTCCGCTCGGGAGAAATCGGCTTTGGGGCCGAGAATCCCTGACCCTGCTGCGGCACCGCTCGTGCTGGGGCCAGTTGGTCCATGTGCGCCGAGGGCTGGACGATCGCCCCGACATTGTGCCGCTTCCGTCGCGTTCCAAGGTGCTCGTTCGTCTGTCTCATTCTCCTCTCCTCAGTATTTGCCGCACATGAACACCGTCGCCGTGAAGCCGCTGACCGCAGCCGTGACCCCGATGAAATTCACGCCGTAGGGGCGCGGGAAGCCAATCGCGGGATCGGCTCCCGAGATGCCGTAGACGATCATGGGCACCGGAAATGACCCGGCAGCGGTGATGTTGGTGCGGCCCGCTACGACGAAGGTAGCTCCTCCGATGGCGCCGATCACCTCTACGGCGAGAACCCCAG